TCATTACATCATTTAATGTTTGTGTTCCTTTTATAAGGTCTTTTATACCATTACCCATATCTATCTGAATCATGTCAGAAAGTTGCCTGAAAGGATCTAATAAAGCTTCTGTATTTTTAACTACTTGTGCTTGAGTATCTCTTGCTATTTCTAATTTTTTTATTTTTAGTTCTAACTCATCATTAACTTTATTAGTACGTTCAGATTCTAAAAGTTTTAATTCATTTTCTAAGTTTGTTAGAGCAAAATTTTCTTGCATTAGCTGTAATTTTTCATCACTAATGTTTAATCTATTTTTTTCAATTATTAAGGCTTGTTTTAAAGGTTCTATCTCTTTAACTTCAATAGACCTATTTTTTAAATCAATCGCACCTTGATTAGGATTAAATAGTTGTTTACCAAAATTAGGATTTAATTTTATTTCTCCAATAACTGCATCACCTTCAGTAGCAGGAATATTGCTTAGTGGTCGTTTACTTTTTTGACCTGGTAAAGAAGGTAACTCACTTAAAATACCACCTCTTTTATCAAGGTCAAAAGCATTAACAGTAAAAAAATCTAAAACTCCTGTAATGTTTCTTACTGTGCCTTCTGGTTTTTGTCCTTTAATAAAATCATTTAATTGTTTAATTAACGGGCCAAGGACATCTGATAACAATAAAGTCAAAGATGTTCCTAACTTGTTAATTTCGTTATTAAAATCACTCATTTTTTCTGCATTTTCCTCTATTTGATCCGCAGTTAACCCAAATTCTCTCTCAAATTCTTTTAACAATAATTCAGCAGCAGATGATTCTAAACCAAGTCTTTTTAACTCAAGTGCCAAATCCCCTGTTTCAGTTCCCGTTAATCCCAATCTATTAACAAGAGTTTCGATATTTTCTGTAGGTTTAGTTAATGCTTTTGTTAATTCTTCTAAAGAACTACCAATAGTAGTACCTGCAATAGATAAAGCAAAACCAAACTGTCCCATACCAGGTATTGCTGACATTGCTCCTCCAGCTACACCACCTAACGCACCGCCAAGTGCTGCTGTTGGTCCTTGTCCAAATAACAAGGGAAAGCCACCACCAATAATTCCACTACCAATTCCTGATGTAATGCCTCGTGTTATGGCTCTTCGTTTTTCTGCTGTAGCACTTTTTTCTTTTGCTATAGCTAATTTATTTTCAAGTTCTATTTCTTCTTGTGTTACTCTAATCTTTGCTTCTTTTAAAGTTATACCTTCTTTTAATCTCAATTCTTCTACTTTTAATGCTCTTTCTTTTATTTTTTGTTGTCTAGCAAATTTATTTTCAACTTTTACAACATTTTTTATTGCTTGATTAAATTCTTTCGTTCCAATTGCAGCTTCATTTAAAGCGTCCCTTGCATCTGTTACTGCTTGTGATAAGTTTTTAAAATTTCTTACAACAGGCGTACCTGCCGTGCCTTTTTGTGCTTTGTTATTAATAAAGTCTATATTTTTTCTTAATTGGTCTGTTTGTTTATTTACCTTATCTAATTGTTTTGCACCTGCAACAGCTAATTTTATCGAGACATCATAATTAGCCACTGTTAAATAAAAATTAAAAACATTTTCTCTATATTACCTTCTTTTGCCTTTTAAAGCACTACTTCTTTGTGCTTGTTCCTTTTGTTTTTCATATTCTTCGTATTCGATCTCTGCATAAGCAGCCCAACCTATCATTTCTTCCACAGTTAAAGTTTCTGATAGTTCCGCAACAGTTTTGCCTAATTCTTTTGCTAATGAAAAAATAAATTTCCATTCTTTATTAGCTTTTTAAATCGGCTTTAGCCTCTGATACCTCCTTAGTCTGACCAGCGTTTATCATCGCTAATTGTATCTCCTGTAGAATATTTGCTTCAACTTCTCTTCTTAAGGATGCTTTATCTCCATCTTGAAAAAGTCTAC